ATTTAGTAGATAATCCATATCAATACCCCAAAAATGTCAAAACGTCACCGCCTGTATAAGTACCACGAAACCCCAACGCCTCATAGAATTCAGTTATTGAGACACCATGCAAAAGAACTTCCATCACGGCTTCCCTACGGCTAACTTCTGATTCCCATGCCTCTAATAATGCCATTCTAATAGCCTCCCGTTAAAAGTATTGTGTAGGTTTTGGTTAAGACTTCAAAGCATAGCCCGCGTTCAACTAAGCCAGCGACTAGATCTAGCATTTCATTTTGATCTGTATACCTAATACACATAATAATATTCCTTTTTAATTAACCCATTGTAGCGACGTAATCGCCGTTTGGTAGTACTCCAAAGCCTGACACCTGTGGCCATTGTCTCTCGGTGGCGTATCTGTCGGCAATGCTACGCGCCTGCGTCCACAGGTTGATAGAGTAATCAAGACTCTCGACGATGGTTCCAGCTTCTGTCCATGCTTTGAGTCGTGATGGTTTGGTGTTGGTTGCGCCTAAATATTTAATCTGGATTGCCTTCATATTCTATTTCCTCTGAATTTAAAATGTAAAGTGTAAAGGATAAAGCCACAAAGCCAAACCCCATTAATAACATGGTGTAGAAAATCATTCTAACCACCACTGAATGCAATAGACCACCACTACAATAATCACCACCAGTTGCGCTAGTTCTGGGTTACTCATTATCTTATACCTCTTTTGTGTTGGTACGAATAGCGCCGTTGTGTTGGTTCACTGGTTTGCCTTCAAACTCTAGTCGTCGCACTTCAGCTTTAAAAGCAGCCTGCGAGTAGCTAACAAATATCAGGTTTCTTCCAAAATCATCATATATCTTATAAGTGAAAAGCATTGTCTTATACCTCCTTATTTTCATTGTAGGCTGCCGCTAACTCATGCCAGTTGACTACACCTAAGTCTATCAGGTCGAGGAAGACATGAGGAATATTAGCCTCTTCCAGCATCTCCCATAGTGTTCCTTCCATGTAGTCAGCTAGTAGTTGCTGACCATCGTTTGCTACCTCCTGAAAGTACTCACCGAAGTGTAGATTGATTACCCATGTTTCTCTATTAGTCCAGCCGTTGTATGTTGTCATTATCTTATGCCTCAGTTGTGGTTGTTTGTGTATTGTAGTCGGCCATGATCAGAACAAACATTCTGTGGCGCTGGTCGAGCAGAAACTCAATTGTGTCTGGTTGACGTGCTCGGTCTAACTCGACGTTATACACGTTGTAAGCGTCAACTGCTGCATTATGCCACAGGTTTCCGTTGAAGTCTTTGAAGCCATAGGCCATTGGGGTTGTTTTCATCGCTGTGTAACCTCTGATTCGTTTTCTAGTGGGTTTAAGATTACACCCTGCCGTGACAGGGTGCAAGGTTTAAAACCACTTAACCTCTATTATAGTGTACCGGTCTTTCATATCGTCCCGCATCGTCCCGATAGATAGAAACATAGTGACCGTATTTAGTACCATCGTCAACCGTATAACCGAACGTCATACCGTAGCTGATAGGGTCGAAGTGGATTTCCCATGTTGCTAATAGGTTTTCTGATTCCAGTGCCGCGTTCAACGTGTCGAAGTAATTGTATTTCATGTCTGTATTCCTTTTACTATTGATCGCGTGGTGCTGAGTAAGATATCAGCTCGAAGCCATGACGTCGAGCTGTGTCAAGTAAAGCGGAAGATAGGTCGGGATAATTTGAAGTGCAACCGAAGAACCCCGACAAATAAACCTTGCCCTCATCCTCGCAGACCCAAACGGAATCCGTAATGTCGCCGTAGTGTGCTGATTTAATTGTGATGTCTATCAACTGTCTAGCCATGCTTTATACTCCTGTGTGTCTGTCTGTGTGTCCGTTGTTTGTTGATGGTACGTGTGTGATTGTATCGGGTTTGCCAATACTGTCTACATATATTTTCATGCCTATAGGCTGTCATTAGTTTGGATGATAGAGGTCTGACAGGTTGAGAGCATAAGGAGCGGGTGCGCGAATAGCATAGACCTATATAGTGTGTCAACCTTACTGTATTAATGGCACATTGATCCAGACGCAATATAAGCCGATCTCAGCGCCTTTGATGGTTGACCTATATGTTGGCATTGATTGACGGAGAAAAGCCGGGAATTAGTTTGGATGATGATGGTATCCCACTATTATCTATAGGCAAGTATCGTGCCAACTATGGTCATCAATAGGCTAGCAGATACTAGCATGGGCTGGCATAGGCACCATAATCGCCCCTCACTTGTCAACTATTGAATTCACTAGCAAGACCTATGCCAACTAATGTAGACACGTGACCACATAGCAAGACCCATGCCAACTCTAGTACTTATGCAAGACCCATGCCAACTCTAGTACTTATGCAAGACCCATGCCAACCTTAGTATCTATGCAAGAACCATGCCAACTAATGTAGACACATGACTACATGCTACCCCATGCAAGAACTGTGCCAACTTTAGTACCATTGATAGAATCGATCGTTAACTCTGGATCAATCGAGTAGCAAGATCCATGCCAACTCTAGAACCTATGCAAGATCCATGCCAACTCTAGTACCATTGATAGAATCAATCGTTAACACTAGATCAATCGAGTAGCAAGAACCGTGCCAACTTAGTGAGCGGGGTGTGATTTTTGGGGCGGGGAGGGGGCAGGGCCATCGGGATTATTATTGGTACCCTCCGCTATACAAAATAAGGCCAAATTGGAACACTAAGGTGCACTAAAATAAAACAAAAGTACACACTAAAGTGCACTAAAGTCTATTAAAAGGATCATATTAGGACACAGCCCCTTTTAGTAGACAACTATTTGATTAATTTAAGAATTGCACCCCTTATGGGAGACAGTAAATTCTCCTATTTAAAAATAAATAAGGGCTAGCTATTGCTTTCTCAGTCAAAATATGGTATAATATAAGCGTAAGCTAAGGAGGAAGAAAAGAATAAATAAGCAACTCCCTTAGCTACTCCTCCATTACCCTCAAGTAATCTTAAGTTATACATAAGGCAACTACATGACTCCTGAAGATTTAATTCCTACTGTTCCTAAGAGGAAAGGTAGACCACCTAAGCAAGAAGTAAAGAGTAAGACTAGAGGTAGTAGGGCAGTAATGGGTCGTCCTAAGGGTGATGCTTCTATTATCAATGAATATAAAGCTAGAATGTTAGCATCTCCTAAATCTAATAAGGTTTTGGAGTCAATATTTGATGCTGCTCTAGATGATGACCATAAGAATCAAGCAGCAGCATGGAAGTTAGTTATGGATCGTATGCTTCCAGTCAGTTACTTTGAGAAGGATAAAGCCAGTGGTGGTCGTAATAGCGTTTCTATCTCCATTACTGGTGTAGGTGGGGAAACCACTATTGTTGGTGGTTCTACTATTGAAGGAGAAGTAGAGGATGTCTAATAATAAAGAATATAGGTACTTCAAAACAGAGGACTTTGCCTGTCAGGAGACTAACGCCAATAGGATATCCTCAGCATTCGTCACTAGATTAGACAACCTACGTGATCTCTGTGGTTTTCCCTTCATCATTACCAGTGGCTATAGGGATCCTTCTCATAGTGCAGAAGTTAATAAGCCTGAAGGTTCTAAAGGTCAGCATACAGCAGGAATAGCTGCTGATATACGAGTAAGGAATGCAGAACAGAGGTTCTTGATCGTCAAACATGCCATTGCGTTAGGTTTCACTGGTATAGGTGTAGCTAAGACCTTTGTACACGTAGATACTAGAGCTACTACCCCTGCTGTTTGGTCTTATTGAGGTGGAATACTAATGAATCTTTATACGAAAGACGGGAAACTTTGGAAAGGCAATACCCACAAAATGCCTAATGGTACTGTCCACACTAATAAAGAACACAGTAAGACTTCTAAGCGTTTGTACAGTCTTAAAGATTTACCTAAAGGAAAAGGAAATAAATAAATGATGTACGGAACACCTAAACCAAAGAAGAAAGCTAAAGCACCTGCTAAGAAGAAGCCTACAGTTAAGTCGAAGCCTAAGTCTAAAGAGTATTAATGACTACAGACTTAGATGTCAAACTACTACCGTGGCAGACTGAAGTCTGGGAAGACCCAGCTAGATTTAAGATAGTAGCTGCTGGTAGACGTACAGGTAAATCAAGACTAGCAGCATGGTTGTTGATAGTTAATGCCCTACAGACTAAGAAAGGTACTGTCTTCTATGTAGCACCTACTCAAGGACAAGCTAGAGACATTATGTGGGATACCTTGATGGAGTTAGGTCGTCCAGTCATTGCATCTAGTCATATTAATAATCTACAAATAAAACTAATTAACGGAGCAACCATAAGCCTTAAGGGTGGAGATAGACCAGAGACTATGCGAGGTGTGTCTTTAGCCTTTCTAGTCTTAGATGAGTACGCAGACATTAGACCAGATGTATGGGAACAGATATTAAGACCAGCACTAGCTGACCAAAAGGGTCATGCTTTGTTTATAGGTACTCCTATGGGTCGTAATCACTTCTACGACCTATACAAGTACGCTACGTTAGGTGATGATCCGTCTTACGCTGGGTGGCACTTCACTAGCTACGATAACCCTCTATTAGACCCAGAGGAAATAAATGCAGCTAAGAAGTCTATGTCATCCTATGCTTTTAGACAGGAGTTCATGGCATCCTTTGAGGCTATGGGTTCAGAGATGTTCAAGGAAGATTGGGTTAAGTTTTCAGAGGAGAAGCCTAAACAAGCTGGGGATTACTTCATAGCTATCGACCCTGCTGGTTTCTTAGAAGTAGGAAAGAAGAAGACTAAGAAGTCTAGTCTAGACAATACAGCCATTGCTGTTGTCTTTGTGAATGAAGATGGTTGGTTCATAGAGAATATGATCTATGGGAGGTGGACGCTAGAAGAAACAGCTAAGAAGATATTTCAGGCTGTTAAGGACTACAAACCAATCAGCGTTGGGATTGAGAGGGGCATAGCTAAACAGGCTGTTATGTCTCCCCTTACGGATATGATGAAGAGACAGAGCTTCTTCTTTAGGGTAGAAGAACTAACCCACGGTAATCAAAAGAAGACAGATAGGATCATGTGGGCGCTACAAGGGCGCTTTGAACATGGTCTAGTAACAGTTAAGAAAGCAGATTGGAATGCTCAGTTCTTAGATGAGTTGTTCCAGTTTCCTGATGCTTTAACACACGATGACTTGATTGATGCACTTGCATACATAGACCAATTAGCTAAGGTTGTCTATGCAGGTAACTTTGAAGAGTACGATGAATTTACTGCTCTAGATGCAGTAAGTGGATATTGATATGAAGCATAAGATCTGTAACAAGTGCAATGAGGATAAAGCCACTACATTCTACAATAGGAACGTAAGCGCCGCTGATGGGCGTAAGTCTATCTGTAAACCTTGTGAAAAAGAAGGGAAAGTGCGATATTCTAAGGAATACTATCAAAACCGTAGTTTGCTGGGCAGGTATGGAATTACTTTAGAAGACTATAATAAAATGTTACTCTTGCAGGAAAGCCGCTGCAAGATCTGCGATGTGCATCAAAAGCATTGTGATAAGAGGTTGGCTGTTGACCACTGCCACACTACAGGGGAAGTTAGGGGTTTGTTGTGTCAACACTGTAATACAGGGTTAGGTCAATTCCGAGACAATACCGCCTTCCTCAAGGAAGCCATAAACTACTTAGAACAAACACAGGGTGCTACATGAAAGATTATAACGAAGGTGAACTAGAAGTCTCTATGATAGATGAAGCCTTGGCTGACTGGGTAATTAATAAGTGTGATACGTGGAGAAACCACTACGAAGCCAACTACAGGATGAAGCACGATGAATACTATCGCTTATGGCGGGGTATTTGGGACGGTGCTGACGTTACTAGAGCTTCAGAGCGTTCTAAGATCATTTCTCCTGCACTTCAACAGGCAGTAGAGTCCTCAGTTGCAGAGGTAGAAGAAGCCACCTTCGGTAGAGGCACATGGTTCAACATCACGGATGATATGGATGATCCAGAGAAGGATGATGTAGCGTATCTAAGGAAGAAGCTGCATGAGTCATTCAGTAAGACTAAAATTAGGAAGTCAGTAGCTGAGTGTCTAATTAATGCTGCTGTCTTCGGTAACGGCATCGGTGAGATAATCTTAGAAGAAGTTAAAGAGAGAGTTCCAGCTACTCAACCCATTATGGATGGAGAGATGCAAGCTGTAGGAGTTGAGATCAAAGAACGTACAGTTTGTCGTCTTCAGCCAGTGATGCCTCAGAACTTCCTAATTGATCCTGTAGCTACGTCTGTAGACGATGCTTTAGGTGTAGCTGTAGATATGTTTGTATCTAGACACAGCGTAGAGATCCTGCAAGAAACTGGTGTCTACAGGGATACGTACATAGGTACTGCTACCCCAGACTTCGACATTGAACCAGATCAAGACTTAACTACCTTCACAGACGATAAAGTAAGACTAACTAAGTACTACGGTTTAGTTCCTCGTCATCTATTAGAAAAGGCTATCAAAGAAAAAGCAGAAGAGGACGACGAAGAAGAAGTCTCCCTGACCGATAACTACGAGATGGAAGAGGATGAAAAAGGCGAAGAAGATAGTTACTACGTTGAGGCTATCGTTGTCTTAGCTAACGGTGGTATCTGTCTTAAAGCAGAAGAAAACCCATTCATGATGCAGGATCGTCCTATTGTAGCATTTCCATGGGATGTAGTACCGGGGCGCTTCTGGGGCAGAGGTATCTGTGAGAAGGGCTACAACAGTCAGAAGGCTCTAGACGCAGAGATCAGAGCACGTATCGACGCATTAGGTCTTACAGTTCATCCTATGATGGCTATGGACGCTACCCGTATTCCACGGGGTTCACGACCTGAGATTGCTCCGGGCAAGCTCCTGCTAACCAACGGTAATCCTGCTGAGATCCTCCACCCATTCAACTTCGGGCAGGTAAGTCAAATTACCTTCGCACAAGCAGAAGCCCTTCAGCGTATGGTACAGACCTCTACGGGCGCTGTAGACTCTACGGGTGTTGGTGGTCAAGTCAGTGGTGAAGCAACTGCTGCTGGTATCTCTATGAGCTTAGGAGCTATCATTAAGCGTCATAAGCGTACCTTGATTAACTTTCAGGAAGCATTCCTTATTCCTTTCGTTGAGAAGGCTGCGTTTAGATACATGCAGTTTGATCCAGATAACTACAAAGCAACAGACTATAAGTTCTCTGCTTCCTCTAGTTTAGGCATCATGGCGCGTGAGTATGAGGTTACACAGCTAGTTCAGTTGATGCAGACTATGTCTCCTGAGTCTCCTGCTTATCCTGCTTTGATTGAGTCTATAATCAACAACATGAATATCTCCAACAGAGAAGATATCATCAAGACCCTTCAAGCAGCACAACAGCCTAACCCAGAAGCACAACAAGCTGCACAACAGGCACAACAAGCTCAGATGGCTTTCCAGCAATCACAGACTGATGCCCTTAACGGTCAAGCTGCTGAGTCTGTGGCTAGAGCTGAAAAGATCAAGGCAGAAGCTGCTGCGATACCACAGGAACTTGAGATTCAAAAGATCAAAGCAGTTACGTCTAACCTACAGGTAGGTACTAAAGACGATAAAGAGTTTGAGCGTCGGTTGAAGATAGCCGATCTTAAACTGAAGCAGAAGGATTTGAGGGTTAAGGAGCAATCTGTAATGCTTCAGAATCAGAGAGCAGCTACTCCTCCTCCACCTCCTCCTGCTCCAGAACAACCACAGGCTGAAGAAATGCCTATGACACCACCACTTTAACTCACGGAGTAAGATAATGGTAAATGATAGAGACTTTAAAATGGCTATGGATCAGATCAACAAAGCCTTTGCAGCTATCAACAAGGAAGTAACTGCACTTAGGGAGGAAATGGAAGCTGCAAAAAAGAATAAAAAAACTTGATTTTGTTCCTTAAATATGTTATAATATACTTGTAGTACAC